ATAACCTCTACGAAGAGGACCCCATTGAGGCAGCGCGGTTGGAACGTCATTGGCGGAAGTCCCGCGAGGAACAAACGCAGAAGCTCAAAGCCATCGAGGCCGAGCAGCAGCGTCTCCAGCAGGAAAATGCCAAGGAACAGCAGCGTGCTATGGCAGCGTTTATCGAGGCCGAACGTGCTAAGTTGCCTGAAGTTATCCCTGAGTGGAAGAACCAGGAAACTCTAGTTCGGGAAGTCAACGATCTTCGTAACTGGGCCGTGTCGCAGGGCTTGTCGGAGCAGGAAGTCAATTCCCTCCAGCAAGCAGCGCACATCGCCATTCTGCGTAAAGCCATGCTGTTTGATAAGGGTTCGAAGACTGTGGCCGAATCAAAGGCGCCTACAACTAAGAAGGTGGCGCGTATTGTGAAGCCCGGTTCTAAGGGTACTCAAGTCTCGACGGGTTCAACCGAAGTAAAGAGAGCGTCACAGCGCCTTGCGCGTTCTGGCCGTATTTCAGATGCGGCTGCGCTTTTGGATAAACTCATTTAGATCAGAGGACTTTACTTATGGCAATTGTTACTAATACTTTCACCCGCTATTCGGCTATCGGTATCCGCGAAGACCTGTCGAATGTGATCTACAACATCTCGCCGGAAGAAACCCCGTTCATCTCGAACATCGGCCGCGAGAACGTTAAGAACACCTACTTCGAATGGCAGACCGACAGCCTGGCCGCTGCTTCGTCGTCGAACGCTGCGCTGGAAGGCGACGACGTTTCGTCGTTCACCGCCGTGAACCCGACCAGCCGCGTCGGCAACTACACCCAGATTTCGACCAAGAACGTCGTGATCTCGGGTACGCTCGAAGCTCTGGACAAGGCCGGCCGTCGCTCGGAACTGACCTATCAGCTCGCCAAGCTGGGTTCGGAACTGAAGCGCGACATGGAAAGCGCCCTGCTTGCCAACCAGTCGCCGGTTGCTGGTAATACCACCACTGCCCGTCGCACCGCTGGTCTGCCGGCTTGGTTGAAGACCAACGTGAACAAGGCTTCGGACGGTGCCAACAACTCGGGCGTTTCGGCTCGTACCGACGGTACGCAGCGTGCGTTCACCGAAACCATCCTGAAGGACATCGTCTCGCAGGTCTGGACCTCGGGCGGTACGCCGAAGATGCTGATGGTTGGCGCGTTCAACAAGCAGGCTTCGTCGGCCTTCACCGGCATCGCGACCCGCTATCGCGACGTTCCGGCTGGTCAGCAGGCTCAGATCATCGGCGCTGCCGACGTTTATGTGTCTGACTTCGGCACGGTGAACATTGTTCCCAACCGCTTCCAGCGTGACCGCGACGCCTTCGTCGTCGATCCGGACTACGCATCGCTCGCGGTTCTGCGTCCGATCCAGCAGATGGAACTGGCCAAGACCGGCGACGCTGAGAAGCGCCTGATGCTGGTCGAATACGGTCTGAAGGTTAACAATGAAGCCGCTCACGGCATGATTGCTGACCTTACCACGGCCTAATTGACAGAGGGGTGGGGGTAAGTTTAGGCTTACCCCCTAACCTTTGAGGATATTCTAATGTCAAAGCGCCTTATCTCTGACGACGCAGCTACCGGCATAAAAACCTATCTCGATTATGATGGCACGAACGATGATGCCATGATCGTAAAAGAGCAGGACGTTACCGGGATTGTCGAGTCTAACCGGGCCGCATTTGACTCCGCTCCGAAACGTTGGGGCGATATGACGCACGTAGGCCGCATCCCGATGACGGTCTATTATGAGCTACAGCGCAAGGGTATCCTGGACGATCAGCAGGAACTGGTGAAGTGGCTTAACGATCCTGCGAACGCTATGTGGCGTGTCCGGCCTGGGAGCATCTAATGGCTATCACGACCTACGCAGAACTGAAGACTGCTATCGGTGACTGGCTTAACCGGGATGACCTCGACAGCGTCATCCCGAATTTCATTTCTCTGGCCGAAGCGCAGTTCAATCGTTCGATCCGCCATCGCAAGATGGTGACGCGGTCGGACGCTACGCTCGACACGCCGTACTTTGCCGTTCCGTCGGACTGGCTTCAGACGATCCGCTTCCAGCTTAATACGAACCCGGTTACGCCGCTGCTGTTCGTCACGCCGGAACAGGCGCTGGAAGAAAGCATGGTCTACAGCGCAGGCCAGCAGCCGCTGTTCTACACGACGATTGGCCAGCAGTTCCAAGTCGTGCCTACGCCGGATACGTCTTACGATGCCGAACTTCTCTACTACGCCAAGATTCCGGCCCTGTCCGACAGCGCCACGACGAACTGGCTGCTGACCGAAAGCCCCGATCTCTACCTCTACGGCGCCCTGATCCAGAGCGCGCCGTATCTGAAGGAAGATGAGCGCATTAACGTCTGGGCGGGGCTGTATCAGCGGCTGATTGATGATATGATGCTGGCCGACGAACGCGCCCGTATCGGGTCGTCTAAACTTAAAACTCGTATAAGGACATTCGGATGAGCTTCTCGAACTATCTTGAGAACAAGGTTCTCCTGCACGTCTTCGGGGCAACGGCTTATACCGCTCCGTCCACGCTGTATGTTGCGCTGTTCACCAGCGATCCGGGCGAGACTGGCAGCGGCACCGAAGTGTCGGGCGGCTCTTATGCTCGCCAGACAATTGCTTTTACCGTGACCGGCAACCAGGCGTCGAACACTGCGGCTGTTGAATTCCCGACCGCTACGGCTTCGTGGGGTACGATCACTTACGCTGCTGTTTACGATGCTGTGTCGGGCGGCAACCTGATGGCCTACGGTGCGCTCACCACCTCGAAGACTATTGCGTCGGGCGATGTGCTTCGCATCCCGGCCGGAGACTTCGACATCAATCTGGACTGATAGATGGCCGGGTATGGTAGCGGTCTATACGGACGCGGCAATTACGGCATAGACCCGAAAGAAATTTCGGTCACCGTAACGGCCAGTTCGTCTGCGTCCGCTTCCGCCCAGGTAATCAAACTTGCCGCTATTGCGTCGTCGGCTACGTCTTCGACGACCGTTACGGCAAACCGCGTCCAGTCTGCCGCGATCACTTCGAATGCCGCAGCGACTGGCTCTGTCGCAGCGCAGCGCATTCAGCAGCCAACGATAGCTGCATCGGCAACAGCAACGACTTCTGTTGCAGCGCAACGCATTCAACTGGCCAGCGCCGTATCCAACGCAACTGCTACTGTTAGCTGTTCGCTGCAAGGCGTCTTCCTTGTCAGCATCGCTGCTAACGCGCAGGCATCCGTCTCGGTTACATGTAACCGGATACAGCGCGTTGCCGTAACGGTTAATGGCGTTTCGAGTGTAACAATAACCGCTGTTAAGAAGTGGGAGCCAGAGCCGGTAACTCCGGAAGTATGGACCCCGCAATCAATAACACCAGAGACATGGACGGCGCAGAGCGATACTGCTATTACTTGGTCGCCACAAGAAACAACAAGCGAGACTTGGACTCCGCTTTCTGATACAAGCGAAACTTGGACGCCGAGAGTATTTCCGGACTCATTGGCTGCGTGAGGTAAATTATGGCTGATACTACCACGACGAACCTTGGACTTACGAAGCCCGAAGTCGGTGCAAGCGCCGACACCTGGGGTACGAAGCTCAACACCGACCTCGACACAATTGACGCTCTGTTCAAAGCAGACGGCACGGGTACGAGCGTTGGCCTCAATGTGGGTTCCGGTAAGGTTCTGACTGTTGCTGGCAGCATCACCGCAAATGGTGCATCGCTGTCCCCGGCCGAACTTAGCTATCTCGACGGCGTGACCTCGTCGATCCAGACGCAGATCAATGGCAAGGAGCCGACGATCACGACGCTGCCCGTCACTAAGGGCGGTACCGGCGTTGCTACGCTGGGCGCAAACTATCTCGTCAAGGGCAACGGCACTTCGGCAGTTGGTGCTTCTGTAGTCTACGACGACGGCACGAACGTCGGGATCGGAACTGCCAGCCCCAGCCAAAAACTCGACGTTAACGGCGCCATCAAAGGCGGTGTAGCGGCTGGCGTGACGCTTCTCATGGCTGACAGCAGTGCTATCCGTAATACCGCCAGTGGCGGCAACACCATGTACTTTGACAGCGGTGTCGGCTCAGGCTCGACCACTGGCGACTTTAATTTCCGTTCTACTGCTTCTTATACTTCGCGTCTTTATATCGACGGT